GTGGCTTCCACCTGACGTCCGAGTCCCGATCGTCGTACGAGAACCGAGTCAAGGAGGTAGCGAAGTGAGTAACGGATGGGACTGGGTCGCCGAGGGTCAGCGCATCGCGGAAGATGCGCGGAACGCGAGCGAGGTGGACATCGAGGCCATCAAGGCTGAGTCGATGGTGTTCGAGGGTCCGATGGACTACATGAAGGCGGCTGAGATCGAGCACCTGGAGGCCGAGCCGGCACCCAAGGTGGGCGGAATGGCTGGAGACCTGGCTGACATCGTCCGAGAGGTCGAGCTGTGCCGCGCCGGCCACTGCGAGGCCGCCTACAAGCAGAACTCGCAGGGCGGGGAGGCCCGAGAGATCGTGGCCCAGATCGCAAAGGTGATCGGAGTGCAGCTCAGCTCCGCCTTCATCCGCCCGCTGGACGGCAACGTCTGGAGCCCCAGGAACATGGCTCGGGTGCTGACTGGGGTACAGGAGCTCGTCTCTGAGAACCAGGTGCTGCGCCAGGAGCACGCCAGTCGGGACAGCAAGGAAACCGTCACCGTCAAGGCTCTGCATGAGGCCCTGGCTCACCTCGGAGAGGGTGTGCAACTGTGACTGACATCATCGCGCTCGAACCTGTCACCGACGAAGACATCCTTGTGGTCTACGGCTTCCACCAGGCCCGCCTGTACCCCGAGTTCAACCGGGACAACGTCTACACCCTGAACGGGGTCGCCGCCTTCGGTCGCCTGAACGGACGCCAGCCCAAGCGGGTGTTCCACACCGGCCTCGGCTTGAGTCGGGAGGCTGACCGACTGAGGCGCCAGCTCTCCGATCTGGAGGGCAAGTACGGCACCAAGATCCACCACGTCAACGAGCTCTACATGTACGACCAGCCCGAGGAGGCCCCCGCTCATGTCTGACACCACCTTCCGCTCCGACGTGAGCGTGACGCTCATAAAGGCCAGCGCCATGGACTACGACGTGACGATGGCGGCCCGAGTCAGCACCATCGGCTCGGCCTCGGCCGCCAAGCAGGACAGCGGGCCCGGCCTGATCAACTACCTGATGCGGGACCGGCACGGCAGCCCCTTCGAGCACACCAGCTTCACCTTCCTCGTCGAGGCGCCGATCTTCGTAGCCCGCGAGCACTTCCGGCACCGCACCTGGAGCTACAACGAGGAGTCGGGCCGGTACACCGAGCTGAAGTCCGTGTTCTACGTCCCGGCCGAGGACCGCAACCTCGTGCAGGTCGGCAAGGCCGGCGCCTACACCTTCGAGCCTGGCACCAGCGACCAGCACGCCACCACCAGGGCGGAGATGCGTCGCGCCTACCGCCTGGCCTACGACACGTACGAGCGACTGCTCGCGGCCGGTGTCGCCCGAGAAGTGGCTCGCATGGTTCTGCCCGTGGGCATCTTCACCTCGTACTTCGCCACCTGCAACGCTCGCAGCCTGATGCACTTCCTCTCCCTGCGCACCATCTCCGCGGGCAGCACGTTCCCCTCGTTCCCCCAGCGGGAGATCGAGATGGTCGCCGAGCAGATGGAGGAGGTCTTCAAGGTGCACATGCCCATCACGCACGAGGCGTTCGTGCGGAACGGGAGAGTCGCGCCGTGACCTCCGAAGACTGGCTCGACCACTGGATGAGTAAGGCCCCGATGCTCGACGAGGAGACCGTCGACAGCATCCTTGAACTGATGGACTTGAAGTAAGACGAAGGCCCCTGCCCTGATCGGGTAGGGGCCTTTCTGCGTTTACGCGAAGACGGGCTCAACCCGCATGGGATCGAAGGCTCCGCCTCGCTTGCCGTCGCGTGCCGGGTGGATGATCACGGCCTTCAGCACGGCACGGACGATGATCCGCTGACGCTCCACTGACAGACCCTCCCACCCAGACTTCAGGAGCTCGGGCGTGATGACCCGGATGGGCGGAGTGGCCGTGTGGACGGCTCGATCAGCCTTCAGCTCCATCTTCTGAGCCTCCAGCTCGTCCAGCGTGACCACGTACGAGGCTGCGCGGATCTTCTTGGCAGCCCAGAGCTCCTTCAGCTCGGCGATCTGCTCGTCGACGTCCTTCAGCTCGGCCTCTCGCGCCCAAACTCCAGGCTCGGGTACCAGGAGCCGTTCCTTGCTCGCTCGGACCGCCTGAGACCACACCAGCTTCTTGATGAGGTCGTCCACGCGGGGTCCGGAGGCACCCATCTTGCCGCAGGCGTCCGGGTGGGCCTTGTTGCAGTTGTAGGCGAAGGTCTGCGACTTCTTCCCTCGAATCCAGACAGTCTTGCCGACCATCGGGTAGCCGCAACGGCCACAGCGCACGATGCGAGAGAGCAGGTACTTCACCGAGCTCTTCTCTTGCGGTCCAGCGGGGGATCGTCCTGCCTTGAGGGCGACGAGCTGCTCGTACTTGTCGAAGTCCGGCTCACCCTCGGGCGTGGTGAAGATCGGCTCCCAGTCACCCATGACGTAGCCGCCATCGGCGGTGGACTGAGGCTCGCCGAGGTAGATGCGGATGCCGAAGCTGCGGGCCCGGTAGATCAGGGTCTTCGTGCCAGCCCAGGTAAAGGGCTTCCCCGTGTTCGGGTTCACCACCCCCTGGTCGGCCAGGTACTCCATGCAGGTGGCGATCTTGTCTCCGGCGAGATGGCCGTTGACGATCTTCGCGATGTGCTTGGCGGCCTCGTGGTCCAGCTTGTCGCGGTCGTCCTTGCGCCAGCCGTAGGGGTGGGTACCTCCGTGGTACTCGCCCTTCTGCGCCTTGCGCTGGACCTCTCGCTTGATGCGACGCGAGGCGTCCTCGGAAGACTTGTTCGCGATGGAGACGAAGAGCCGGGCAGAGAAGCGACCGTCACCAGTCGTGAGGTCGTAGTTCTGGCCGGACCCAGTCTTGAAGACCAGGTTCAGGCCGCACGTCTCGTAGTGGTCGATGACCTTTTCGAGGTCGCGGGGCTGCCGGAAGATGCGGTCGATGTCGTAGCCGACGATGCCGGCCAGCTTGCCCGCCGTCAGGTCCTTGACCATCTGCTCGAAGTCGGGGCGGCGAACGTTGCGCTTGAAAGCGGAGAGGCTGTTGTCCTCGTAGATCTTGACCGGCCGACCGAAAGGCTCGGCGATGTGGGCGACGTCGTCGCGCTGCTTGAGGACTCCCTTCCGCTCCATCTCGACGCCCTCTTCGGCGGTGATCAGGCCCGCATCGACAGCCCGTCGGATCTCCAGGAGATCGGCTTCTGAGATCCGGCAGTACCCCCCGATGGGGAGGTCCGGTGCCGGGTCCTTCCGTGTCATCATGTATCCACCCCTCGCTCAACAGCCTGGGATACAGTGTAGCCATCAAGTACGGAACTTCGTCAAACACCGCGTGGGCGGAGTTTGAATCAACTCCGTACATACGAAAGGCCGGTGACCTGCAACGATGACCGACGACGAGTGGCTGACCCACTGGACGAAGCTCGCCCCCCGACTCGACGACGAAGCCCTGGAGCGCATCGTCCGGACGCTCGACGAACGGGAGGAGGATGAGGCAAGCAGCCTGGCCGCCTGACCCTGGCGTACGAAAAGGCCCTCGCTTCCATTCGAAGAGCGAGGGCCTTTGGTCTTACTGCTTCGGGGTACGTGGCTTGGTGAACGCCGGGAAGGGCGAATGCCGAGGGTAGAAGTGGTCAGCGCAGGCGGAGGTCTGCCTGTCGAGAGTCGGCTCGCCGCACGGGTAGCCGTACACCCACATTCCCTCACCTCCGTCGCCCGTCTCCCTGAACTTTGTCACCAGGTATCGACACGTCAAATTCTTGCTACTCCCACTGTTCGGTCTGCGTGTACACCCCATCCAACGGTGACGTGACGCAGGTCATTCCCGAATGGGGCAAAAGGGGAGGCCCCCACCTTCTAATCGAAGGATGAGGGCCAGTGAACCTTCTTGACCTGCCTCGGGTGACAGGTGCAGGAGCATCGGAGCCGCTGGTACGTCACGCCGTGGATGAGGCAGTCCGTGTTCCCGTCGCAGTGCTCGTGCATCGCGAGCTCGCACGCAGGAGCAAGATCTCCATCGGGCTTTCCCATGGCTTCATCCCCTCGCGCGTCATGCAGGTCGAGCAGGCGACTCGGATGTAGGGCGGTCCGGACATGCGCTCGATGGCGACGACGACCTCGACGTGCACCACCGGCAGACGGCAGTAGTTGCAAGTGCCTTCCATCGTTCAAGCGTAGTCGACCGTAGTCGGCCATGGCGACCCATTCCCCGGTCGCGAGGCATGGTCGACCGTCGTAGCGTCCGGTCCATGGAACTCGACCGGAGGCGTGCGGCCTGGCCGCAGATCGCACAGGAGATTCGTCGGCGCGTGGAGAGCGGGGAGTACCCGGCCGGCTCGGCTGTGCCGTCGACCGTCGCCCTGTCTGCGGAGTTCGACGTCTCCACCTCCACCATGCGCCGTGCGCTCGTACGCCTGATCGAAGAGGGAACCCTCTGGGCGGAGCCGGGCATGGGCACCTACGTCCGAGACGACGAAAAGCCCCCCACCTCGGAAGAGGCAGGGGGCTGACGTCTCACTTCATCGAACCGGGCAGGAGCCCGTCGCGCAGTCCTCGTCCGTGCTGTCCTCGATCGAGGTCACGGCGTAGGTGTTGAACTCTTCCTCGGTGATCCGCTCGTACGGAGCCTGAGCTCGCGTGCCGTCCGGCATCAGGGTCGTGCCCTTCAGCTCCGGCAGGAACGCCTTGATGATGTCGGCCGCCTCCTCGGTGGAGTACTTGCCCTCGGGGAAGTTCACCGTGAAGGAGACCGCGTTGTCCGCGTACTCCGTCTGGTACATGGCCTGGAAGTTGAGCATGTCGTACAGGCTGATCTCGTCCGCGGACTCCACGACCTTCGGGTCGTAGCCCAGCTCCTCGACCTCGGCGACCAGCTTCTCCTTGGTCGGGAAGGCGACGACCATCGTGTTGCCGCTCTGGTCGTACACGCACTTCTCGACGAGGAAGCCCTGGTTCAGGTACCCCTGCACCGTCGCGGCCTGCGCCGGGTCAGGCATGGAGAACCGGACGCGACGCATGAAGTGCCGGGCGTAGATCGGGTGGATACCCTCGCTCACTCCGGGCAGCTTCGCGATCGAGCCAGTCGGGGCGACGGTCGTCACCTTCACGGGCTCCGGTATGCGGAGCTGGAAGGAGTAGGTCCGAGCCTCCTCGCGCACCGTGTCGTACAGGTCGTTCAGCAGGTTGCGGAACGCGTACGAGGTGGGCGCCTTCGAGTAGGCGATGCCCTGCTTCGCGAGGAAGCCCTGCACTCCCAGGTGACCGACTCCGATGCGTCGGTTCTGGGCGAGCTTGGCCGCCTGCTCGGCGTCCGTCACGTCACCTTCGGTGGCTCGGATCAGGAAGCGGGTCATCAGTTCGTGCGCCCGGTGCAGGCCCTTGCGGTCGAGCCTCGCGCCACTCGCCGACTGGGCGAAGTAGTCCAGGTTGATGTGCCCGAGGTTGCAGTTCTCGGCCGGCTCCAGCGCGATCTCTCCGCACGGGTTGGTCGCGATGACCTCGCCGACCTCGCCCTCGTTCGAGTACGAGCTGTTCCAGTAGCCAGGCTCCCCGTTCAGGAGCATCGCGCCGACCGCGCGGTGATGCACCTCGACCGCTTCCGCGTGCCGGGTGTCCGTCACCTCGTTGAGCGCCTGGATGAACCGCTGGTCGATCTCGACGCTGATGTTCGTGGTCCAGTGCTTCGAGCCGTCCGCCTTGCAGTCGAGGAAGTCCCCGATGAACGGGTCGTCCCACTTGCAGATGGCCATGCGGGCAGAGCGGCGGACGCCGCCCGACACCACGCACTCCGCGATGGCGTGGTCGATCTCCATGGCCTCGACGGGGTTGAGGTGACCGCCCTTGCAGGCGCAGTCCGTGGAGTCGCAGCCGAGCGCGGCGCCGGACAGGATGCGGCCGACCTCCTGGAGCATCCGAGCGAACGGGCCAGGACCACTGGCTGTACCGCCGAACGTCTTCAGGCGCGAGCCCTTGCAGCGCACCCGGCTCACGTCGTAGACGCGGGCCTTGTGCTTCACCTCGCCGTCGCTCATGAACGTGTCGATCAGGTCGACAAGGGCGTCAGCCCATCCCTCGCGGGAGTCCTCGACCTCGAAGGCACCGGCCCAGTCGGAGTCGTACTCCGTCGACAGCAGGCCCGCGGCCCGCATCTCCTCGTAGTCCTGGTGCATCGGGTCGCACACCACGTGGACGTCGAGTTCACGACGCGGGGCGCCGTACGGGCGGAGGTACTTCGAGCTGTAGTTGCCGCCGACCCCGCCGCCTTCCATCAGGCGCATGAACGTGAACTCGAAGTGCCGGCTCAGCTTGTCGCCCCACGGAGCGACGTGGCAGTTGAACAGGTACTGCCGACCCTTTACGCCGGTCGCCCACAGGTGGCGGCCTGCGGGGATGATCGCGAACCGGTCCATGTAGGAGACCAGCTCGTCGTGTTCGGCCCGTACGTCGTCGCTCCAGGCCGTCTCGTCGGTGCCATGGACGAGGGCGAGGTTGCCCTTGGCTACGCGGCGGACCGTGTCCGGCCAGGTCTCCTTCGAGCCATCGGCCAGCGTGCGGGAGTAAGTGCGCTCATACACGAGCTGGCCAGTCGGGCCGTACGGAACCTGGTTGTCGGTCGTCACTGCTGAAGTCCTCCTGAAGTAGTGGGTCTCTCACTGCCTGAAGGGGGCGGCCCTGGTAGGCCACCCCCTGCGTCACTTGCACACCTGGTCCGTTTACACCGGCCGACCAGTGAGCTCACCGAGCACCACGATCAGGCGCTTCAGCGTGCCCGCGCTGTACGCGGCGAGGTCGGACAGCACCATGATCTGC